TCTGTAGTTATTTTTGCTACTGTTAATTTTTCTAAACCTATTTGTCTTGGCATTTTAAAATCCTCCTACATAATTATTTTTGTGAAGGAGCAAGAGGAATTTTTGCTTTTAATCTTTATACTCTGCATAATAGCAATCTATAGCTTTATGAAAGACTTTGTTTTCTCTTTCATATAAGTCTTGGCATGTTATTGAATAAAATTCATTTTTCTTTAAGGCTTTTACTACTTTATTTTTTATTTCAGTTGGATCTTCATCTGAAAAAATATCCACCTGAAAATGATGTCCAATTATTTCTTCCATATCTTCTGATTGTGCATCTTCTTTTTCTAGTATTTCAAAATATGTTATATATTTTTTATTCTTGCCTGTATATGTATCGAATTCCACATCATATCCAAGTTCGGATAATACTTTGTATGTTTTTTCATGTGCATCCATTATTTCAATTCCTTTCCAACTAAATTTTTGAATATTTCTAACGATTCTTGTACCTTTGCTTTATATGCTGGTCGCATAAATGGTTTTTTACCATAATGTGTACTGGACCAGGGCCCAGAAGAAGCACCCCATTCTATAAACTTTGCATAATAATATGGTGAATTATCTCCTTTAGTAAATCCAATAATTACTCTTTTTGCAGTTCCTTCCTGTTCAACATCACTAATTTCAATATGGTCAGCCATATGTCCTTTAGTTCCTGTAGTTTTTTTACTTCTTCTTGCTTTTCTTCTTGCTTCATCTCGAACTGGTTCTGCTGCCTTTATAAGTGCATTGTCTACTACCTTATTTATCTTATTTGGCATTTCTTCTAGCTTTTTATACAAATCTTCAAAGCCATACATTCTGATATCATATTGACTCATTAGTTTATCGCCTCACATCTTATTTTTAATTCAATGTTTGCTTCATTAACATTTTCTATTCCTAGAATGTTATATGGTTGTTTGTAGAATATCCTGTATTCTTCTGTATTATTTAATTGTTCTTCTAATAAGCTATCATATCGTATTGTTATTTCTTTTGACTTTTGAGGCTTTATTGAATTTGCTATATCTTGTTCACTTTCTATATTGGTATTAATATTGGCCCATACTTTCTTCAAGTCCTTCCATTCTTTTTTTGATATGCCTCTTGTATTTTTTGTTTCGTAATAACTCTGTATGGTTATTCTTTTATTGTACTGACTCGTTTTCATTACTATCATCACTACTTTCATTCCCATATCTAATTTGCAAAAGTAAATTGTCTAGTGAATATTTTAAGCCTTTTGTACTGCCTGTTGCTGCTCTATTTTCATACCAATGATTCACAAGAATTCTTTGGCATAATTCTGCTTTAGGGTTGCTAGTGTCATATTCTCCACAAGCAGTTTTTATATATTCATCTGCTACTTCTATTAAGGTTTTTATTAATTCATCTTCTTCTTGGTTATCAATTCGACAATATAATTTTGCTTGTTCTAATGTTAACATCTAAATTCCCCTTTCTTCGCTAAAATGCAGTATTTTCAAGGCTTGTACTTATATTACTTTTATTTTAAATCGCCTTAAAATCGATTCTCGTGCCTCGTTTTTTTAGCTATTTTTTAAAAAAGGAGGGATATTTCTATCCCTCTGCTCCATTTGTTTCATTTTCAGTTGGTTCTACATTTACTGCTGCAGTTCCATCTGTTATTGCCAATTCTCCATAGCAGTATGCTTCATTATCTGTTTTGATTACATCGTATCTTTCTAATATTCTGATTAATGTTGCATTTTTTGTGAACCCTGCTTCTTTTGATTTAGCAATTTCATATCTTTCTCTGTTTACAAATGTTATTGCTTCTTCTAAATTTCCATAGAAGATTGGTGCTTTTCCATCTTTACTTGGTATATCATTGTTTGAGTATACATCTATTGTTAAACCTTTGAATTGTTTTTGTGTTGGATTTTTTGGGTCTGGTTGTAGTATTGGTCTGCCGTTTTCATCTGTTGCATTATCTAATTCATCAAACCCATCTTGGTTTGTTACTATTACGCTTCCTGGGATTAATGCTGGGTCTATATCTTTATTTAATGACCTTTTTAATGCTTTCCAGTCTGCCAATGCTTTTGCTTCTTTATCTGCTAACATTACAGCAAGAATATCTGCATTTTCAGTTTTTACGGCTTTTTTAGCAAACCATCTTCCAACATAAGCCATTAATCCTGATTGCTCATCTGCAAGTAATGTGTTTGATACTGGTAATATTGCACCTTTGTTTTTGATGCTATATCCTTTTGTTTTGAATTTTGGTCCATCTTCTTGTGGTATTTCTTCCATTTCATCGATGTCAGTTAATAAACTCATTGTGCTATTATTTTCGTATACGAAAGAACCTGTCACAACAGTAGTTCTGTATTCTCTAACATGAGTTCTCAAAGATTTGTATTGTCTTTTATACTCATTGATTCTTGTATTTTCATCAGTTGGAACTAGAATGCTTCCGTTTGGATCATTCTCATCTGCTCTTTCTACTAATGCGTTTTCTGCCGCAGTTAATCTTTTTCCTGTAATAGCTTTCAAGAATGCTTTGTTAACATCTGTCTTTTTATCTGTAGTTGGTTCTACTACTGGTGTTCCTGCATCTCCTTGTAGTTCTTCTTCCATTCTTTCAATTTCTTCTGCTTGCTTTATTTGGTCATTTAGAGCTTTTGCTTCTTCAGTTTTAGCTTTTGCTTCCTCTAATTTTCCTTCCTCTGTTAATTTTCTTGCATCTGCTACCATAGCAGCGAATTTTTGTCTTAATTCTCTTAAATTCATTTTGATTCCTCCTAAAAAAATAATTTTGTGAAAGAGCAGGAGGAATCTGCCTTGTTTTTGTTTTGCTTTTTATGTAAAAAAATAGACCTATTGTAGTTCCAATAAATCTATTTCAATTTTTAACTTTTCCAGGTCCACATCATTTTGCATCTTTTTCATTTTTTCTTGTATTTGTTTAACACTATTTTGGATACAATTATTCACTTTTTTCTTGCTAAAATCAAAAGGGACTTGCTGATTTCCTTCTTCATCTGCGGTGTATAATACATTATCTACAAAGCCCAGTTCTTTGGCTCTGTATGCATTCATCCACATTTCATCTTCCATCATTTTTGCTATTTCATCCCTTGGTAATTTAGTTTTTAGTTCGTATGCATTAATTATGGCCGCTTCTACTTCTTCGAGTCTAGCAATAGTTTTTTGGAAGTCTTTCTTGTCGCCCCAGTCTATTGTGCTTGGTAAATGTATCATCATCATTGCTGTTGGGGACATTTCTATTGTATCTCCAGCCATAGCAATGAAAGATGCAGAACTCGCAGCAAGACCGTCTATTTTAACACTTACTCTACCTTGATGTTCTTTTAGCATAGTATATATTTGGCTTCCTGCAATTACATCTCCACCTGGGCTATTTATCCAAACTGTTATATCTTGTCCTTTAAACTTGTTCAGTTCATCCTTGAATAATTTGGGAGTTACTTCATCCCCCCACCAAGTTTCTGATGCTATTTCTCCTTCCAGTATTAACTCTGGAATTTTAACTGCCGAATCATTCCATTTCCAAAATTTACTCATTCTTTTGCACCTCCTTTTTTTTACTGTGATTTTCGGGGTTTTCGGGGTTCTCTGTTTCTTCGTTTTCTTCTGTTTCTGCCTCTTTTTCTGTGTTCTTTTCTGTATTGTTCTGTCCTTTTGCCATTTGATGTTCTTCCAATTTATCCAAAAATGTATAATTCAAACTTATTAGATGTTTCTTACCTAGTTCATTTTCTAACTCTGGCAAATCTTCTTTGTTTCTTATTTCATCAATGTTGTATGCACCTATTCGTTCCATTATTTCGTAGAATTCTGCCCTTGATTTGCTATCTCCTCTTAATTCTGATTCTACATTGTATTTGCAATAATAATGTTTTTGTTCTGTAGGTGTAAATAATTGATATTTTAATGCTTGTTCCCAACTTACAATTAGTGGTTGCAATGTGTTTTTTACATAGCTTATTGATTGATGTTCTATATTACTG